GTGGACATGTCAAGGAAGATCTGGCATTGTCAGACCGCTACTACACTTGCCCAAAGGTACACAAGGCACCCAGATTTAACATTTCCCAACACATATTTAACTCTCATTAACACACTTTGGCACACTTTTTGTTATGAGCCGGATTTACGATTCTTTAACACATTTAACACACCGTTACTTTTGTTAAACTTTCATAAAAATGATGTTTCAAATGTTTCACGTGGAACGATGGCGACAAATGTTTCACGTGGAACAAATGAGGGGGTGATTTGTTAAAAAGATTAAAATTAAAATTTTTACATTATTTAACAAAAATAATTTGGCGGTTTCGTGAAAAAGTCGTATCTTTGCAACGTGATTAAGAAACATAAGTTGAACAATTAAAAATAAAAATTATGATAAGAGTACAAAAGTTTAAGTTTGTCGGTGAATATGCTATCGTTGATTTCTTAGACGTTAACGGCAAACCTGTAAAGAGCATCTAAAGTTTAACCGCCTGTAAGGTTCACACCTTACAGGCTTAAAATAATTGATATATGGAACATTCGTATTTTAGAATCACATTGAAACAAGCCGATAAAGTTACGGTTTTTATGGTACGCTCGGACAAAGTAAGCGAGTTCTTTAATAATAAGATTGATTACTTACAGGGCGATTGTTCAATAACAGTTAAAGGGCGTTTTCCAACGCACAAAGATTCTCGCAAGTGGTTTTTAGTTCCACCAACAGAAAGTAAATTCTTTTAGTTCAACAAACAATAAGTATATGAAAAAGATTAAGTATTTTAAATTGTCTGAGTTTATCAACTCAGCAACGGCAAAACGTTTGGGCATTGATAATATGCCATCGTTTGAAGTAGTTGACAACTTGAATCGTTTAGCTGATTATTTAGACGGTATTCGTGCAAAGTTGGGTAAACCTATTTTAATTAATAGTGGGTATCGTTGCCCTATGCTTAATAAGGCGGTCGGGGGTGTTGTTAACAGTCAACACCAAAAAGGTTTAGCTGCTGATTTGGGTTGCGCTGATATGGAATCTTTGGAAAAGGTTCTCAGAGAAACAGGCGGTTTTGACCAACTTATTAAAGAACACCGCAAAGGTTTTCCGAACTCGTTTTGGTTTCACGTTTCAGTTTGTGCACGCAACGGCAAACCACGAAATCAAATAATTATGAATCTAGAAAAGAAATGAAAGAACATTTTCAACTTTTGAAAGATTCTATTTCACTAACAAAGAAAAGTTTGGAAACTGTTGCAAATGATTCAGCGAGTGAAAAAGGTTTGTTACTAACTTCGTGCGCTGATGCCTTACAGGCAAATTTAATTTTCATTGATGCCTTAGAAGTAGAAGCGCAAACGTTTTTAGCAGAAAGAAACGCCCTGTTGACGTTCATCAATAACAAAGGGTTGTTAAATGAGTTTTACGGTAAAAAATAAGAAAACAGGTGGTAACAACTTTACCACCTGTTTTCTTTTATAAATAAACGCCTGTTTCCAACTGATTTATAATATCGTTGTACTCGTCAACTAACAAATTTGCAGCGTTCAAATTCACGTTTTCAAACTGTGCAAACCCTGTAACGTCTTTTACTGTTATGTTTTCCTGTGTGTTGTTTACAGGAACGTTTACGGTTAAATTTTCAGTAATTAAAACGTAAGGTTCTAAACCGTACAAAATTTGTTCGTTCCATTGTTCACCGCCAACAACGTTTAAATCTGTGCCCAAACGGTAAATAACATCACGTGACAACGAAAAACTTTCAAGTTGGAACGTTACACCATCACACGACAACAACGCCACGGCATCACCTGTAATCACGTTTACTTTGATAGATAAATTAATCGTTTTACCGATGTAATTATTATCAATAGAAACAACGCCACGGCACGGGATAAACATTTGAATCTGTGCGTTATAGTCTTCATTATTGCCGTTTGCGCCTGTTAGTTCAACGTTGCCGAAATCAAGTAACATTATGTCACTTTCGGGGTATTTAACCTTTATACCCGTGTTGTAGTTACCGCATTTCAAAACATCGTCACCGCCAACAGGAACGGGTGCAAAGATTCTTTTAATACGGTTCACATATTCACCCAAATTCACCTCAGAATAAGTTGTGCCCGTATCGCTTTCGCCCGTTGGCTTAAAGAAACGTTTCTTTGCGAACTCGTCTAAGTTTTCCAACGTAACGATATAAACGTTTATTGCACCGTAATTTTTAATCGTTGGCGGTTGCACTACATCGGCATTTGCATAAACCGTTAAATCTGTTGCACCCGATGTTAAATTAAATGTTACCGTGCCCGTTTGCTTATCTTCTGAAATTGTGCCGTTACTTACAACTGCATCACCGATGTTATTAGTGAAATTTGCCTGTATCTCGGTTAATTCCGCATTCGGGTTCGCTTTGAAATTAAACGTGTAACTTTGCCCCGGCTTCACTTTTACGGGTTTATCGCCTACAATTTCGCAATTTGTCAAACTGTAATCTACTGCGATATATTCACCCAAAAGATATTCACCGTTTATAATAACCGATTCCGTTGCAATAGGAACAATAATTGTTGCCGTTTGGTCGTTAACGGTCATATTGTATGTTTCACCCCCGTAAGTTATTGTAGGTGCACCGTTAAACATTCCCTGTGCCGTTCCCTCAACTGTTACGGTGTAATTTGTTTCACTTGCCACCGCTTTTGCAGTAGTGTTTGCAATATTGTTCGTTATTTGCAGTTCCTTTACACCCGAAACAAATTTACCTGTTATTGTAATTTCGTCACCGCTAGAGCAATAAACAGTAAGTGTTGCAACGTTGCCCGAAACATTAAACGGTGTATCTGCAACCCAATCGCCATACCAATTTTGATAACTAGCTTTTAAATCGGTAAATGTTCCATCACCGTTGCCTGTTACCGTTATATCGAAATGGTGTGAATCTGTTCCCTGTTTGTCGGTTATTGTAACGTCACCTGTTAAACCCGTTGTATCATAAGTTATTAAAGTTGTAGGTGTTGTACCCTTTTCAAACTTACCTGTTATTGAAATTTCGTCACCGCTAGAGCAATAAACAGTAAGTGTTGCAACGTTGCCCGAAACATTAAACGGTGTATCTGCAACCCAATCGCCATCCCAATTTTGATAACTAGCTTTTAAATCGGTAAATGTTCCATCACCGTTGCCCGTTACCGTTATATCGAAATGGTGGGAATCCGTTCCCTGTTTGTCGGTTATTGTAACGTCACCCGTTAAACCCGATGTATCATAAGTTAATAAATTAGCCATAATTAAACGTTACCTTTAATTGTTACCATAATAATGTTACCCGTTTCGTTCAGCAAACCTTTATTCGGAAAATCTAGTTTTCTGATATTCGGGCGAACATCAACCACATTTGAACGGTTTGAAAGATATTTGTTTCCGTTCTCGCTTTTTGTTAACGTTGCAGTACTGTTTAAGATAATATCCTTATAAGTAAAAAGAACGTCAACACGCAAACGAACGGTGCAAATATCGCCATCCTGTTGTTTTTCTGAAACGAAATAATAACGATTCAAACTTTCGATGTAAACGTAATTAAACGTAACAGGCGTGCGAGTTCTGAAACGAACAACAGGCGTTAACACGTTGAACGTTGCATTTAATACACCCGTGTATTCTTCGTTTGCCTGTAAATTCTTGTTTACTTCGTTTGGTTTGCCATCGTAAACGAAAGTTTTAATTTTAATCATACCACTAAAAGTTAAAAGGGGCATTCCTGTGCTATCAACTACAGGAACACCCCCAACAGTTAAACAATCAAATTAGGCTACAAAGAACACGACAAAATTCTCGTTTGTGTCATTGAAGTAACCGGCATCGAATTTGTAGTAATTGTTAAAAAATTCTGCTTTGGCGTTGTAGTTGGTTGTTACTCGCTTATCTAAGTTTGTAACACCGAGAGCGTCACGGTCAAACATCACGCCCAAAACGCCACCGATAGAAATGGTCGCACCGCTTGCAGATTTCACATCTACCTTTGAAACGTTGGCGAAAGCGTAATCTTTGCCCGATGCTTGCCAACTTGCAACGGTTTCAGCCTGTGGCAAAAGAACATTCTCATTATGGAATGTATCAGCATACAGGTAGGTTTTTGCAGCTGCTGCAAAATCAGACAAAAGAACGGTGTGTAAAACGTCTTTTGGTGTGAAACGTTCCTTACCGCCAACGTTGAACAAAGTTGAAATGGTTTGCAAACGGTCGGCATACAAACCCATCATATACGCTGCAAAACGGATAAAATCGGGGGTTGTTACCGCAACATTTGCAGCCAACGATGCACCTGTCTTCTCGTTGTAAAGTTTCAACAGGTTAACACAACGAACGGTTGATGCACTTGCATAGTCAACTGTTCCGTCAGTTGATGCATCGAAACCGAATGCTTCTTTGTCGGCATCCAATGTTTCGGCAATCATATTGTTAATCGTGCGCATAATAAGAGCATCGGTCTTGATAGTCATTGACTTCTCAACTGCTGAATAAATCATTGACAAAAAGCCGTTCAGTTGTTCTGCGCTGCTGAAAGATTCCTTTACCTGTCGTTCGGTGATAGACACGGGAACTTCAAAAGTTACCTTTGAGTTAAAGAACTTAGCGGAAACGGTCGGTTTGTGGAACACGTCTTGTTTATATTCCTTACCGTCAGTAAGATTCCACGTGTCGTTCTCTTCTGCGTTGGGAACGTCAGCGGAAATCTTTTCCAATACAGACCCAAATTCCCACGCATCCATCAAAACAGATGGAACTTTACCCGAATAAGGGCGGTTAACGAAAATCACTTTGCCGATGTGGTCTACAAGTGACTTTACGTAATTGTCAACGGCCTTCTGATTAAAAATCTCATTGCCTAAATCAACAACACCTGTAAGGTCTTCGTGTACTAAATTGGTTTTACCGAGCACTTCATCCGAAACGCTCTTAATAAGCTTGTAAATCTGTTGTACTTCCATTTTTATAAAAATTAAGTATTAATAAATATCTATTGTTAACTCTTTTGCAAGTTCTGTTATTACTTGCGTTTTGAAATTAGTTTTGCGCAAACTCATTTCTTTTTGAATAATTTCACTAGTAGGAACGCTAGACGGAACACCGTTCTCAACAGTTGTTTTCGTGCCCGTTTCCTGTCTGTTCCCCGTGGAATCTCTTTGCTGCTTTGTGTCATTGCCGAAATCTCCATTATTAAATGTTACACTTGAATCGACGGTGTTATTATTGCCTGTTTCGTCAACGGTGTTATTTGTTGTTTCCGTCTTCTTTGACGTTACAGGGTTTAACACGTCATATTCTTTATTAAACACTTGAATCTGTTTTTGCCATTCATCGAACTTCACCGTGATAATGCTTTTAACAATATCGGTTACAGTTTCGTTCGTGATAGCATCAACTAGAGTTCTGTTTCCATATTTGAAACGTAAATCATTATCAATTAATTTCGGGTCATCTTCACCGAAAATTGATGCGTACAAAACAGGAAACAGGGGTTTAAAGATTTTTTCAAATAAACCATTATCACCCGTGAAAAGTTCGTTAATTTTCATCTTTCTCTTCTTTTTCTGTTTCTTCTGTTTCTTGCGTTTCTTCTGTTTCTGTTTCCGTTTCTTCTGTTTCTTCTGTTTCTTCTGTTTCTGTTTCCGTTTCTTCTGTTTCTTGCGTTTCTTCTGTTTCGTTTTCCGTTATAGGGTCAACGTCTTCTGTATCGGTGTGGTCGTGCCCGTCTTCTGTGGCTTTGAGCAACGATAAATAATTTTCGTGTTCAATCTTCCAACTAGACCCCAAAGTTACGGTTATGTCCGTGCCGAACATTTCGTTAACACGTTTCACACCCTCAACACGTTCAGTTAACATTGAATCAACGAACGGCATTAAAGCGTCAATATTCATTGAAACCTCTTGCGTGTTCAAACGTTCACGTTTCATATTATAGTTTGCATTCAAACCTAAATCGTTGAACATTGATGCTTTGTAATACTGCAAAAGTTCAATTAATTGCCCGATTTGTTGGTTTCCCTGTGTCGGTGGGGTTTGCAAGTTAACACCTTTGAAAAAGGCATTTTCCCCGATTACTGAGAAATCACCGTTCAAAATCTTCTGCAAAAAAGATTCTGCGCTTTGTTTGGTTTTATCATCACTAGCAGAAATAAGCATTGTGATTCTAGTTAAAATGCTAGCCAAATTAAGCGTTATTGTTGCATCGGTGTAAAGAACGCCATATTTGCCAATTAACGGCAAAAGTGAATCTGCAAACGGTGTGTTGTTGATAACGACAATATCGGAATCAATTTTAAACGTTTTGTTCAATTTCAACCACGGGTTTGCTACAACGTAATCTTTGCCGTGATAATAGGCATCGCATTCACCACCCCGTGTTCCCTGTAGCGCATACAGTTCACCGTTCACTTCTGCTATTCCAACGTTACCCGATGTTTGCAGAATCTTTTCAAGTTCAACGGGCGGCATTGTTTCGGGTGTGCCCGTGTATTCAAACATCTTTGAAGTCATGCAAAGAACTCGTTGCATAAACGTGAATAATGCAGAATCTTTGTTTTTAACTTCTGTTTGATACCTGTTGTATAAGTTTTCTTTCTCCATTATTTAACAAGTGTTTTAATTAAGGTACAAAGTTCTGTTAACACCTTAGTGTTACTTTGCACGGTTTCGTTCAACTTGTCTGTTTCCTGTTGGTGGTGTTCGTTTTGTTTCTCCATATAGAAGAAAAGGGCGACACAAACCGCTACAGGAAAACCAACGTTACTAACTAGCGATACAATAGCGTTTACATCCATATAGCAAAATTTAACTTTGTTATTTTACGTTGCAAAGATAATACTATTATTTGGTATTACCAAATAAAACGGGGGGAAAAGTGTTCCACGTGAAACATTTTTAACCCCCGTTAACAGATATTAAGTAATAATGTTACTTCTTGCACTTGCCATCAAGTAATTACGCACGATTTCACCGATTTCGTTATTCTGATAAAATACCTTATCGGTAGCGAAATACTTCGTTATCTGAGATTCAACAAACGTTGCATTGCTCAATAACTTTCGCTTATAGTTCGGCTTACCGTTCATTTGCAACGAATAAATCAAACTGTTGTCGGTATCCTTAATCGGGGTTGTTTTGTTGTGAATGTAAATGAAGTTATTCACCCCCGTTTCTTCGTCTTCCAACTGAATAACGTTGCCCTGTAAGGTCATTTCGTTAAACTGAATGTAAAAGACAAACAATACGTCATTCGGTTTGTATTTTACAGGCAAATGGGGATATGCTGTGAGTTCCCATTTACCGCCCGTAATCATTTGCAAATTCTCATTGTCGAAACAGAAATATTTGTTACTCGCTTTGTGTTTAACAATCGTGCTACAATATTCTACTGCAACGGTTGCACCGTATTCACCGAATTTATAAATATCTATTGTGCCCTGTTCCATTGCACGAACTTGTTTCAATCCCATTTCTGAGAAATACGGGCAAAACTGATTCACGGTGTTACCCAACATAAAAACTTTAACATCGTTTCTCTGTCGGATAATCGTGCTTAACAGGTTCATATATAGCATAAATTCATCGGGTAAATAATAACGTCTTGTTAAGAACTCGTCAAATACCACGGTCGTTACATTCGGGTAACTGCTAGATTTTTCGTGTTCCTGTTCTGATAAACAGAAACCAAAACAAAACGGGGTGTTGTCGGGTACACGTTTCTTTGTTTCGGTATCGTAAGACGAAAGAAACCATTTACCCGAAATATAAAACACTTCGTTAAACTTACCACCTGTTAGTTCCTGTATCACGCCATTTGCGACGTGATTTGCAAACAAACTTTCGGCACGTTTGCCCCTCAAGTCTTCACGCCATCTACGAATATACGCCATTTGTTTTCCTGTGCGCAAATATTCTTTGATACCATACAATAACGTTGCATACGTTTTACCGTTGGAACGTTCACCAAAAATAACGTTGTAATCGGCATTCTTTGATAAAATGCGATTCAACGTGTAAAATTTCGGTGTTTCTACCTTTTCTTTCTTCTGTTTCATATTATTCTTTCTTTAATCTGATTCCCATTAAATAATTAATATAAAGAACTGAAAGACTTAAAGTGTACCCCGTTGGCTCTAAGTGAACACCCGTTAACGTGTCGTAACTTGAAACCGTACCTTTGTAATCTTTTATCGTTCCCGTTTGTTCGTAATCAATGTATGTGTGAATGTTCTTACCTGTTGCCGATGGTGGTATATCTAGATAATTTGTGAATGCGTCAAATATCCCACTTTCACCAAACGTTTCTAACATATACGGGATAGCAGATTTTTTGTTAACGCCCGAAACGGTCATTGAGTAATCGTAATCTTTGCCGTTTACTGTAATGGCGTTTTCTTCTTGTACCATATAGCGTTTTGCACCTAAAGTTTTGAAACGGGTGTAACGCCCCTCATAGTCCCAAACCCCCAACGGTTTTGCGATTCCCTTTATCGTAACGGGTTCAACCTTTTCAAACGGTATTTTATGATGCTTACAGGCTGCACGTAATTTTCTTTGCGCTAAATCGTTGTAGGCTTTGAAATATTCTTTGTGTGCATCACCGTTCATTATTTTAACGGAATCTGTGTCACTGTATATGTAATCGTCACCACATTCCGAAATACCTGTAAAAAGGTTGCGTCTAGCATAAGCGGTAACATAAATACCCCACGGGTAAAACAAAAAGCGGTTTTTACTATCATTATATTTATTTAGCATTTCTAATTGTTTTTCGCCTGTAAGGTGTTCAATATCCCACGTTTCACCATCACATAAAATTTCATCACGCAACGGGTTTGTAACACACATACCGTAACAACTGTTTAGCATTTCTTTGCTATTCAAATACTCAACCTCTTTTCCCTTTACACCCTTTAATTTTGTTTTCATTTCGTACAGGTGCAAAATAGATTCTACAAATTCGGTCGGCAAATATTCTTTTCGGTAGCATATCATTCGCCCGATTCTTATTTGTTCCCACGTGTAAAACTGTGAAAACACTTTGTAATCTATTTCGGTAATAGTCATACATATTTTCTTAGCACAAACTAAACGCCCGTTGTTTTCGGAAACATTTTCTTTCACGAAACATTTACTAACAGAAATTGGATTCTCGTTTTCTGATTTTGCAAAAATGTTTGTTATCTCTACATCAAACACGCAACAGAATTTACTACACATAAACTCAAATTGTTTCATTGATTTAACAGGAACAACAACACCTGTGCTCATCGGAAACTTTTCTGAAACCATCACATACGGATAACTACTAGTAAAATCGTAACTATCTACGTTTTCTATAACTTCATCGGTATATTTTGCGTTGGCGTGTGTAAAACCGCCCGAAAACGCCCGTTGTAACATTGCAAATTCTTCCATACCTGTTATATTCAAAGAATGAATCTTATCAATATATTTAAAGTTTGGAATCGTTTTGCCTGTTTCGTCAGTTGTTTTAAAACATACCGAACGGCAATATTTACGAACAAAACCCGTCTTCGTAATCGGCAAACGGGTTATTCCTTTATATTGTTCGATTAGTTCCTGTATATAGCACATTACCACTTTTATATCATTCAAGCAATAACCAATTTCTTTTTGTGTCAACGGTGTTTTACTGTGTCGTAACAAACTGTAATCTAAATCACCGACCAACTTTTCACATTTATATTTGTGAAGTTGTTCACCTAATTTTGCCAACGAATAACCCGAAAGCAAATAAGAGCATCGAAACTCCAAACCCGTTTTTGTTACACCGTAAATCGGTTTACGTAAATCTATTGAGAAAACTTTTTCCCAATCTAGCATTTCACGGAAAAATTGGAACTCGTATGTCAAATTGTGAACGTATATGATAATGCGTTTCTTTGGGCAAAGTTTCAATATATCCACGATTTCGGATAACATTTGCAAAAATTCATCCCACGTTCTACCAATTATGCAAAACCCGTTTATTCCAAATTGCCAAACATACATTAAAGAACATTTTTCCATTTTGGTTTGCTTGCCACCTAATTTCATATAACGTTCGTAACTGTATGTTTCCCCGCCTTCATCCCTGTAAAATGAAGTTGTTTCAATATCGAAAGATACAGGCACGTTTAAGAACTTTTCGCCCTTATTGTTGCCTGTAAAATTCTTTTCATTCACCGCCAAAGATAAAACCTTTGCAATATCTTTAGGCGTGTAAATTTCTGTATGTAGTTCAAAGGGTATTTTCTTCATTATAAACCAAATTTTTCAAATTCTGATAGAATCTTTTTTAACGGTTCATCCGTTTTGAAATGGTCAACACCATTCACGAAAGCCTCTGAATTTGGGTCTTCTGCTATTTGTTCAATAGCTGCATCTAAGGCGTTTTCAATTTTAACGGCATCGTCTTCGATTTGGTCGGACACGTCACGGGATTCTTGTTCAAGTTCACCCGTAAAATCTTTGTATTGCATTAAGTATTGTTCCAAAAATCGTTCATCGGAAACACTTGCAATTTTATCCATCAATTTATCTTGCATCAACTTAAATTCTTTATCATTTAATTTGTAAGACTTCTTTAAATGGTTTGAATATTCACGTGTACCACTTGCCGTTGATGTAGGTTGTTGCAAAAACGAAATCGCTTTGGAATATTCGATTTTTAAATCGTTCCAATCGTGATTCATTGAAAACTTTGTGAATCCCTTAATATCACCTTTATTTAACGCAACAACTGCGGGCGAAACAAAACCCGATTTTTCCACATTCTGAATGCGCCTGTTTGCCCGTTGAAACACACGGGCGATTTCTTTGCGCAAATAGCCACGGGATTCTATTGCATCCATAATTTGTTTGTCAACGTATATTTTTGCCGTTGCTGCAAACGTTCTTTTTGAAAACCCAATCGGATTTAACTTTGCCATAATATCAACACTTTTAAATGAAACAAAAAACGGGGGTAACAATAACTTTTAATTACTGTTTACCCCCGTGACGTTATTCACCCTTTTACCCTACAAAAACTACTTATCTACAAAGGTAATACCGTAACACTTTTTGGCGTGCGATTCATATTCATAAATCGTGTAACCAACTTTGTTTGCTTTGATAGCGTCAACCGCATCACTATTAGCGAGAATCTCTCGCACCGTGTCACCTGTGAACTGTGGCAAATTCACAAGACGCTTGTTTACTGCGTCAATAATTACAGGTGAATCGCCCAACTGTGATTTGTGAACGTACATACCATTAATAGGGTGTACTACATCACCGCCACCGTCTTTGTCACTGTTGTAAATGTCGGTTAACTTCACAAATGGAAAATCGGTCGTGTCGATACCGAAACTAGTCTTATTGAAAGTACTAGCAAAACTAAAACCTTTAGTCATAACTTTACACTTTAAAACGTTAAACTTCTGTTGCCTGTGAACTGTGTTACTTTACCTCATTCACCCCGTTTGCTGCTGCAAACTCGTTCAACCACTTCTTAAATCGGTTCAACTTGATAACCGCCTTATCGTCTTTTGCGACTTCGTTTGAAGTCATAAGAGCGTTAACACTAGTGATACAGTTAAAAACAGTCTCATTAAAATTCTCATTCATAATTACCTAATTTAAATTGTTAAACTTATATTGTTTCTTAAACACGCTGCAAAGATACAACGATTTTGCGAAACCACCAAATTATTTTCGTTAAAAAGTCTTAAAGAAATAAATTAACTGTTGTTAACACTTGTAACGTTCCACGTGAAACATTTGTAACATCACCCCCTCATTTGTTCCACGTGAAACATTTGTCGCCATCGTTCCACGTGAAA